TTGTCGCTCATTTGTAATTGTTTAATACAATCATATTTACAAATGAACTCCCTAATTAAATTATTACTTGCGTCATATTGTCCGATGCCATTTTTATATAATATTGGTTCGGTGTGTTTTTGAATAAAAATTTGTGTTAAGAGCTACAATCTAAATAAATATGATTTGGTTGTATTTTTTCTATAATTTCTATAAATATATCACTACTAAGAATAATGCCTCTATTACCGTTTTTATATTCATTAAATGATAGATTTTCATTTTCATTTGTCTTATAAAAATAATCTTCAGTTATTTTTTCAGACAACCACTTTTCAGCTTCTGTAATGGCCTCCCTTTCAGTTTTTTCTATTTCAAAATTTAATGTTTGTTTTATATTACCATATCTTGAAATATTAAATGTAACTGTTTTTACATATTTATTTATATTATCAATTACTGTGTCATATATATAATTAAATATAACATCATTTCCAATAAGACATTCTCCATATTTTTCACGAACCTTTATTTTTAATAACATTATTTGTTCATTAATATCATACTCTTCTGGTAAAACCATTTTTAAATTTAATTTTTTATCTAAATGTATTTTTTCAAATACTAAATGAGGCTTATCCCTTGATATAACCAAGGATACATATTTTGGTAAAGTAGGATCACTTTTTTCAGGATAAATATCATTTTCTAAATCATCAACTATCTTATTTGCTTGTGCTAGTTTTTCTTGTATGGATATACTACTTGACTTACAACCAATCCATATTTTGGCTAATTTGGGGTGTTTTTCAATCTTAAAATATTCTCTCAATCTCTTTTTTTCTTTATCAGCATAATCTTTATAATATACTACATATTTGCGCATCATAGCTTGTGTAATTTCTTCAGGTAAATCTTTCGCATTGTATTTTCTTTCTCTCTTTGTCCCTTCTTTAATACCCTTCGTATTTTGTTCTTGTTCTTCTCTCGTTGCTATTCGTAAATTAGCCATAGTATTATTTAATGGATTTTGGTCAATATGATCAACACTAATATTTTTAGTTCCTTTACCATTTCCATAACAACCAGTAATTATTTGATGGATATATAAATTATTACTTCCCATTATATAACCATTTTGTAATTTAAACCATGTAATTTTTTTGTCATCATTATTTTGACTTTCATAATCTGTTATTTTTTGATAACTTTCAGAACATAATTTAATAATAGTGTTAGTTTCACAATACATTAACCAATATTCTTTTAAATTTTCTTTAATTTTCCACATAGGATTTTTGATAACATAAGCATCCTTACCTATTTCTATATAATGACCAAGAGTATACTCTAATATTTCATTTTTATCAACTACCTGTTTATGATAATTATGATAAATTGTTATATTTTCACGTCTTAAATCAAAAGAATTATTATTTTTAAATACATATTCAATATTTGAACTATCATATTTAAAGATATGTTCTAAATAGGAAATCTTTTGATTATGACGCAAATAATAAGGATAAGTTTTTTCTTCTGGATCATAGTAAATAAAGTTCTTTTCAAAATTTATAATTGAAAATAAATCTGAAAAATCCATAAGCACATATTTGTCATTAAATCTAATAATGCCACAATTTAAATGTGGCTCAAAATCATATGATAATTTGTAATTCATATTGTATATTATATAATACGAATATCTTTAAGTTGTTTTTAAATGAAATATTATATTTCATTTCACTTAATTTGAGTAAGCTAACCCTCCCATACCCGACATAATTCTCAACACGTTGTAGTTGGTGGCATAGACACGGACCTTGGCAGTCTTGGTTCCCTCAACGGTGGCGTTACTAAGAACAAGCTGCAGGGTAGCGTTATCAATTCTGGAGAAGTTGCACGTGCCGCTGGGTTGGTGCTCCTCAGGTCTCAAAGCAAAGGAGTACACGTTGATACCCTCATCAGGGCATCTGGTGTGTGACTGGTAGGGCTGGACCCACGAGAAGTAGGTTCCTTCACGCTCAGAGAAACGATCCTGGCCGTTAAGCTGGAGCTTAGCGGTGACGACGGGGTTCTGTCCCCAGCAGTGCATATCCAAAGAAGACTCGGTCAAAACGAATGTACCGGCATCAGAGACAGTGGAGTTATCAAGGTGTCCGTTGGACAGATCCTTGAGCTGAGCAAGGATGGTGTCGTTGATAGCAGCGGCAGTGGCAGCATTCTGAGGAACAGCGGGGCCTCCAAAGTTGGCCTCGTTGTAAGGATTAGAAGATCCGTTCCAGTATCCAGTGAAGCCAGACGGGATGTCATAATCAAGAGCACCAGCATCGTTGAAGAGACCGCGAGCATCAATGAAGGCACGGGAATCAGCAGCGACAGAAGCAGGGCCTCCGAAAGCGTGGATAGCGTTGGGGAGAGCATCAATGGCATCAGTGTAGTTGAAGGGTTGGGCACCAAGGACCTTGAACAGGAGAGCATCGCACACCAAAGATGAGCAATAATCAACGTTCTGATCGGGTTGGACAACCCAGATAAGCTCCTTAACGGGGTGGTTAAAGTTGAGCTTGATCTTATTGGAAGAGGAACCAACCGACTCATCACCAGTGAATTGGAGCTGAGTGATCAAATACTCGTGGGGATTCTGTGCGAATCTTCGGCGCTCGTCAGTGTCCAAGAACACATAGTCAACGTACAAAGAGGCAGCAACGAGTGACTGGTTGTAGGCGATGGCGGCAGGGACGGGTTGACCAGGATTGTACTGGTTAGCAGCATATCCGGCAGAAGCAGCACCCTTAACTCCAGCGGGGGAGTTGGCAACGGCACCCGAGTTGCAAGACAGGGTGGTGACAGCCCACAAGCACTCATCAATAGGGCGGATATCAAGGTTGATCTTAACTTCGTGATACTGTACGGAATCACTTATACCCCCACTTTCGTGGTATTTATCTGCAGTCTTATTGCGATCAAATTACATAAGACTTTTGCAGGGGACTAGACTATATCTTAAGTTATCATTGAAGTTGATTAGACTTCTCAAACCCATAACCATTTAGTCGTTGAACCTTCTTTTCTTTCTTTATCATATTAGATTGAAAAGCTTGGCTGCGGATTGCCAATTTCAACTAATGTATTTACATTAGTATCATACGGAGGATTTTTACCATACCTGAGTTCTAATCTCAGCCATTTTAAAGTCACCTTTAAAACTTGGTACCCCAAATATTGTGTGTATTTATTATTAAAGCGATTAACATTTATAATGTTATTAAAGTAGTAGTGCATTAGTAATTTATCAGATTTTTGTCTATTTTCTATTCCTGATAACGGTTGTAAATTAGTCCAATGAAAACAAATATGTTTATCAATCTCATTTTCAAAATTGAATTTATTTATTGGAAGTATATGGTCTATTTGCCAATAACTCCCAAAATTATTCCAATTCATGTTTTTGTCAAATCTATATTCAATCCATTTTTTTAAAAAGTCTATATCACATCCAATATATTTAGTATATGATGTTTTTTGATTTCTTAATAGTTTATGAATTTTACTTCTTAATATTTCTGACATTTTGAAATTAATATCTGTTTTTCGTCTTTCCTGTATTTTTAATTTACGAATAGGCAAATAATCTTTGCTTTGTTGTTTGATATGTTCTTTATTTTCTTCACGATTTCTATATTCTTTTCTTTGTTCACATATTTTATCTATATTTTGTTCACGATAATCTTTATTTTTTACAAGAAGACTAACCTTATTATTTGCATAATAATTTTTATTTTTTTCTTGTATATGAACATTATTTTGAATACGATATTCTTTTCTACAATCGTTACAATCATATCTAAGACCATCTTTGGAAGATTTTAATTTACCATAACATTCTACTAATTTATTTACTTTACATTTATAACATATTTTTTGTTCCATTACTATACTACCACTTATTGCTTTGTCTTTAAGTGTTGTTTCATACAATATTTTTTTTACGTCTTTATGAGTTTCCCGCAATTTGGATATGTTGCTACTTATTACAAGAAAATTTAACTTTTCAAGTCAATAAGCAACTAGCATCTGGGGATGACAAAAGTCATTGTGAGCCCCTAACATTGTTTCCCTAAAACAGTTCTCATATGTTTTAGGATGGATACTTTTCTGCCCTACAGTTTTTAAGGCGATCAAAGGGAGAGCCAAACCAGGATTGGTGCAAAACCAAAACTGGAGAGGGATATATAGAGTGGTCTCAGGGAGAGCATTTCTAGGTGCGCAAACTTGGCGGGGAGCCAAAGAGTCGCAAGGGCCATCAACCTCAGAGAAAGAGGGATCAGTGATGAAGGTAAGCTGGGTGATGTTACCAATCATCTTGAAGTAGCCACGCTGTTGCTCAGCAGTCATTGTGAGCTGGTTCCAGATGTGCATCCAGTCACCATATTGACGATCAATTCTTTGACCACCGATCTCAACCTCAACCTGAGCAATGATCTGCTCACCAGGGAAATCCAACCAACGAGCATAAACACCAGATCCAGAGTTCTGGGTAAATGAAGCAATACCCATAAGCTGGTTGATCTCAGGGAGAGTCACCTGCAAATAGGTTCTGTAAGCGAGATCACCATTTCTGGAGATGGTGCATTGGACTCTGCGTCCAAAATCGGCCTGGCCGTTGAAAGTTTGCTCAATCGACTCGATGGCAAAGTTAGTGTACCTTCTGTAAGTGACCTTCCAGAAGGTGATTTGAGGATTACCTGTACATTTCCTCTACCTTATCTTTCAATAAGGATTAGACTATATCTTAAAATGAATTTACTTTGTTTTATTCTTATTTACTTAAAACTAGTTCCATATTTAATATAAATTCACTCGAAAACCATTTAGTCGTTGAACCTTCTTCTTTAAACTTTTCTATTTTTTCAATAATATAATTTATTTGTTCCATAACAATATTTTTTTTTGATGAATTATAATTTACAGTTACTGGCATCATATTTGACCAATTCCAACATTTAAATTTTTCGTCTTCAACAGACAAATTAAATTTACACACCGGAATTATATGATCTATTGACCAGAATGAACCGTAATTGTCCCAGTTCATTTCTACTGTAAAATTGTATTCTAACCATTCTCTAAAATATTGAATATTACAACCAATGTAATTCATAGTAGTCTCATTTTTATTGAGAACATTTCTTAACCGAGCAGCTAATGATTTTTTAATTCTGTAATTTAAATTTGTGTTGTGTTCATTTTTGCACCATTCAGTTTTTTGTTCCTTTAAAAATGTTGGATAACAATCTAGACATATTTTTTTCTTATAAAATTTTTTAAGCTTAGCAAATTCTTTTAGTATTTTTTCTATATTACACTTTTCACACTTTGCCAAACAATTTTCCTGTTTGTTTTGTCTTAGATTTTTCTTTCTTATTTTATCCATATCATTTAAACATTTTTTACAGGTATTAGAATATGAATTACTATTGTATTGTCTAAATTTTTCAATACATTTAGTTGATTCACATTTAACACACTGTCTGTTTATTTCTACTATTTCATTATTAGGGGTTGCCATTTATATTATATATATTATTTATTCTATTTATTTCATTTTATTATTTATTATAAATTTAAAGAAGCTTGGATGCTCATTGCCCATTTATTTCAAACTTTTGTATCAATAAAGTTTAAATCATCTTATTCATTTTTACTATACCCAAGTTTTTTGTCTTGGCCACAACTCTCTCACAAAAGTTGCTTAGTAGAATAAGCTTTAGGGGTTTCAAGCAGTTTGATTTTCTCACTAGGGTTTTTCATACTAAACATTTTATTTAGTATCCCTAATTAACATCAGTGGATCTGTTGCTAAAATTATCAACAAAGGCCACAAAGGGTTTTATGAATATCTTATTGGTTTGATATTCCCCGATGTTTTTCTACCCTACAGGCTTTTAAGGTATACATCCTGGGCTCCGTAAGCTACGAGTTGCATAAGTCCGCCTCCCATTTTATAATATTGCTAAAGAAAATAATTTTGAGGAAATTAAATTAATTACTAAATTAAATTAATTAAATACATAAATGATCACAAAATATCCTACATATTATTTTAATAAATTATTAATGTTTGAGTTCTCCTTCATAAATATGGACAAATATGACGCTTCAAATATTTCTCGCTTCCCTTCGTGATTTTTTGAAAAAATATAGGAATTATTTCGTTTTTTAATTGACCAACCATTGTCTAAAGCATTATACAAGAAGACCATTTTTTGAAACTTTAATTGATCTATTTCTATTTGTTTATTATCATCAGAATTTGCTATATTTATCTGAATATCCATTAAAATAGCAAATGAAACAATAAATAATCTTTAAACCCATTTTTCCACTTTTAAGAAAAGTGGAGCAAAACAATCCAAATAGAATCATAAACAATCCAAATAGAATCATAAACAATCCAAATAGAATCATAAACAATCCAAATAGAATGTTTGGCTCCACCTTTTCAAAGGTGGACAAATATATATTTCTTGTAAATTAGCAATTAAATAAAATTATTTATTATAATATAAGTATTACAATTATGCCATCTTTTAAGCCCAAACCTGTCAAAAAAATAAAGATATCTAAAAGACATTCAACGACTTTAGATGGAAAGCATAAAGAGTTTATGACAGATTTCTCAAAAGATGAATATGACACAATTCCTAAATTAAAAGAGGAAAAGGATCATTTAAAACAAGAATTAATTATTTTTGAAAAGAATTGTCCAATTGAAAAAATAATGGAGACCAAAGATCGTATTAGAGAAATTAATGAAACAATTAAAGAATTAAAGGGAAAGAAAAATAATTACTTTTTGGATAATTCTAAATATATTTTTGAGTATTTTGAAAACAAAAAAAACATTGATAATGTTGATAATAATACTAATACTAATAATAATACTAATAATAATACTAACACTACTAACACTAATAATAATAATAATAATACTAACACTACTAAAAGTCAGGCATTATTCAACTTTTTTAAAATTCAACGTATAGAACCAGAACAAGATGGCAGTGAAAAAAAAAACAAAAATATTGTTCAAAAATATCTATGTAATATTGATGAATCGTTTCTGGATATGAACGCTTTTGTTAGAATTACTGATATTTGTCAGAGTTGTTATAGGGGTGAATTGATTCCTCTTGACGACGAAGGCGTTTTGATTTGTAATGAATGTGCTGTTAGTATTCCTTATTTAATTGAGAATGAAAAACCGTCTTACAAGGAGCCGCCAAAAGAAGTGTGTTTTTACGCTTATAAGAAAATCAACCATTTTAAAGAAATCTTGGCACAATTTCAAGGCAAAGAAACAACACAGATTCCAGAAGATGTTATTGAACAGATCCAACAACAGATTAAAAAGGAACGCATTAATTTGGAACAACTAACACATTATAAGACCAAGGAAATTTTGAAGAAACTTGGATTTAATAAATATTATGAACATATCGCATTTATTAAAAATAAATTGGGAATTAGACCGCCCATTTTTAGTCCTGAATTAGAGGAAACTCTATGTAACCTTTTTATGGAAATCCAGTCACCTTATGCTAAGACTTGTCCCGATTATCGTGTCAATTTTTTGAACTATTATTATGTTCTTTATAAATTCTGTGAACTTTTGGGCGAAGACCAGTTCTTAGAAGATATACCAATGTTGAAAGATAGAGAGAAATTGATTGAACAAGATGAGACGTGGAAGAAAATGTGTGTAGAATTGAATTGGGAGTTTATCGCAACTGTGTAAATGCTGTGTAAATGCTGTGTAAATGCTGTGTAATTAAGTTATTTGGGTCTCCGTGTCTTTGCTAGATCACCATATCCGGGTCCTCTAGTAATATCTAGAGGATTGCGATTATCCCTATGTCTTCTTGTCTTTGCCAAATCACCATATCCAGGTCCTTGGGTAACTGATAAGGGGTGACGATTATCACCATGTCTTCGTGTCTTTGCCATTGGGTTAGACCTAGAACCAGATGATGAACCAGATGAAGAACCAGATGAAGATTTAGACCTTGATTTAGACTTAGATTTAGACCTTGACTTAGACTTAGATTTTGGAGATTTTGACCTTGGAGAAACGACCAAATCAGCTAATGTTAGTTTACCTTTATCCATAATATATATTTATTGAGAAAATATATATTCAACGGATATAAAGGTTATTTGCCTATGTTATATATAAAATGTCTGACACAAACAATATCAATATCAAAAATACTGAACCCAAACCAACGGAAGTACCCAATCTTCAAGCAATTATGAAGAAGATTGAAACTGATGTAAATCCAAAGACAATGTCAGAAGGATTAGGGTTATTGACTAAACCAGATGCGTTAATTGGCAGATTACAAGCGGGTGCCGACACATTTAAAGAACAAACTGGACGCAATATGACTTACTCTGAGATGCGTCAGATGTTTGGATAAGTGATAATAAATATAAATATAAATATAAATGATTAAATTATTTATATTTCATATGTTTGGTACTACCTTTTCAAAGGTAGTATTTAGAGTCCACCGGGGAAACCAACCAAGTTGGCACCAATGCCAAATCCAGCGCCCGTTCGCGCCGACACACCCATACTAGGAATGTATGTATCCAAAATAGCAAAAGTAGCAGCAGCCGTCAACGCAAGCAGGATAATCTCCTCCATGTTCAAGGACTTCTTGGGAATAGCAAAAGCAGCAATCGCAACCATTAAACCCTCAATCAAATACTTAACAATTCTCTTAACAAGCTCAGCAACATTAAACATAGCCATTCTATATAAATAAAAAAGAGAAAATAAATAAATATTAATTATAAAAATTAAAACTTAAAACGAATAACTAAATAAATATACAATGAGTGGAAAATCTAAATCAAACGTTGCCAAAAAACTGGCTTTTGAACGAAAGTCAAGAAATGATGGGTCCGCTAATCCTAAATATGTTGATCTTTTAGAGCTTGATAAGCCCATTGCTGGACAGCAATTTGGTTGCTTTTCTTTTATTACTCCTGAGAAGATTTTGAAGCAAAAAGAAATGTTTTTCTTTGAATCATTCCTAAAGAAGTGGGAATTAACCAAGTCAATGGAGAAGTTTAATCAATTTCTCAATTTTGTCTCGTTTAAATACAAGTTGAATTTTGAGGACGTGATGAAGGACTACGAGGGTTTTGTCAAGGAGGAAAGGGAGAACATTATTGGCTCGTCAATTGAAGACGATTACAAGACATTTATGGATAAGAATGAGGAGGAGATGGAGAAGCAATTTAATATTAAACACAATTTCCAGACTTCTGTTAAAGGTTTCAAGTCTAGAGGCAATTTTCCCACACAAGAGGAGGCCGAGATGCGTGCTAAATTGTTGCGAGAGACTGATCCTAGTTTTGACGTCTTTGTTGGCCCTGTTGGTCAATGGCTCTGCTGGGATCCAGAGGCATACAAGACTGGTCGTGTTGAGTATATGGAGGAGGAGCTTAACCATCTGGCTCAAGAGAAGCAGAAGAACGAGGCAGTTGCGAAAACCGCTTTTGAGCAGCGTGTGAAGGAGACCAAACAGAAAGCAATTGATGAAAATAAGAAGAATGCTGAGAAGCACGGTAGTACCATTACTCAGGATATTGATAAGGAGGGTAATCTTATGGGTGCTGAGGATGCGAAGTTTGCTAAGGGTGATACCATCTCCGCAGCCGATATTCGCAGTGAGTTGTTTGACGGCGACAATATTATCACAGGTCAATCTGATTATGGCAGATCTGAATTAATTAGTGGTCCATTTGCTTTGAATAAAATGAAGGATAAAGAGGATAGTATGGAACGTCTTGATTAACACTAATAGTTTGATGCGTTTATTTAGGGGTCTAATTACAATATAAAAATAGAATTAATTTTTATATTATATTATTTTAAATGAGTGATTATTATTCAAATTATTCGGTTATAAATACAAATACAAATACAAATACAAATACAGCTGCTACTAATAATACAAATACAAAAAAAAAGACCAAACCAGAAATATATGAAGATTTTTTAATTTTTGGAAATTTCTTTGGTCTAGTTTCTGAGTCATATGTAAAATACTTTAATCTGTTTGCGCTACAACTGACTTGTACACTTGTTTTTACTGGTATTTATTATTTATTGCTACTAGATTTTGACAAAAATTTTTTTATACAACCCGGATTTCCCAAAAAAGAATTTTTAAATAATAAATTAGGAATTGCTTTAATTATGGCAATTAATTTTCAAACAACTACAGCATATGTAGATCTTAAATGTAAGAATTTTTTATCAAGATCCATTATTACATTACAAATAGTGTTAGCATTTGCGATTACGTTTTTGTTCTTTTTGTAATTTATTTGGTTACAATGATTTTATTCTATAATAATAATCATTGTTAAATTGTAAATTATGTTTTATACTTCTTGACATTTTAGCAGCTGATATATTTTCAAATTCTGATGCTTTTGCTATAGTGTCCCAAGTATTTAATACAAGTCCTGATATTATTTCTACCTTTTCAACTTTTTTACCAGTAGAAGATGTAACCTTGTGTTTATAAATATCTGTTTTTAAAGACAACCCATAGTATCCTTCATTCGTTCCTTTATCAGTCCAAACAGTTGATTTCAAAACATATTCACAATTATTTAAATAATCTTTGATTTCTTTCATATCATTATCTGAACATTCTTTATTTAAACTTGTTTTCCATCGTTTGTATTCATCCAGTAATGTAGAGTTTAATATTTTACCATTAGATGAAAATTTACAAACGTTGAATATAAATGTTTCTATATTACTAGAATTTGCGACAAACTTTTGTTTGTACTCAATATCTTTTAATTTAACACCAATATAACCATTAACTATCTGATCTTTATTTTGATTTGACAGTCTGGATGGTTTAAATCGTGTGTCTAAATAATTTTTAAATGCATGAAATGTTTCTTTTTTTGGTTTTGTTTTACTCCAAATACGAAAATGACCTTCCATATTAACAGACGATTCTTCTACATCTGTTCTAACTATACACATTGTTGAAATAAATTCATTAAATTTATTAGTTTGTTCATCTTCAGGTAATAATTCATTATGATAAACTGATTGATTTTCAATACTAGTCAATTCAATAATTGAATTTTGTTTTTCAATTAATTCTTTTAATTCTGATAATTCAATACTTAGTTTTGTAATAATATTTTTATTTGTTTCTATATTTTCCTTTAATTCTCTATTTTCTCCTTCTAATTCTTCATTTTGTTTCATTAGTCTATTAAAATTATCTATACTGTATGTTTTTGAATGAATAATATCCTTGATATGTTTTGTTAGTTTATCAATAGTAAAATTTGTAGAATCGTAGGCTATTATTTCTGTTTTATTTTTACCATTTAGTTGTATGGTGCGAATTTGTCTTTTAATTTTGGGATATGTTTTTATGAGATTTTCTATTTCTACTTTATTTTGAACTCTGAATGCCTCTACCAAATTAAAATTAATATATTTTTTACGATGATCTAATATTCTTGTCGCTAGATCATTTGTATGACCAAATTTTATTAATTGTTCATTGGCTTCATTTGTATTGTCAATTGTTCCAAAATAGATACATTCAGTATTCAATGGAAATTGAATAATTATGGCTTGTTCCACTGCTCTTTGTTTTTCCTTTTTTGAATTTTTAATTGCTATATCTTTTTCCAAAATAATATTTTCCTTTTGCTCTAATTGGAGTCGTAATTCATCAGTTTCTTCTTCCACAATTTGATGCAAAACATCTTCCATTTTCATATAATATTCGTGGATTTCACCTGCTTTTTTGGTTTGTGCTTTTAAACATAATGACTTGAAACATTTGATGGTTAATAATATGGTTTGTTTGTTGTGTCCTCCCCATTTTTCATCATTTGAACTTGCTTTGGGTGATCCCAAAGCAAGATTTTCTGGTTCAGAAACCGCTTTCCCATCAGAGAAAACGGTTTTGTAATCTATATCCAATTTAAAATGTTTTTTTAATAATCTTTTAGAATCTATTTTTTGTTTAAATCCTAACCATTTCCATATATCATCTAAATCAACTACAAAATCTATATTTTTATCATAATTTAAGTAGCAATAAAAACTACTTACAAATAATTGTTGTTCAAATCCACTAAAATTATCTTTAATTTTATTTATTAATTTGCCATTATATGCTTTTGACAGCTTAGAGATTGGGTTTTTCTCTATTAGTTCTACGATGTTAAGTTCTTGCATCTTATTATATACTTTATAATAGGATACTATTTAAGTTATTTTTCTTGCTTATATATTTATAAAGCAAGTTCTATAAAAGCAAGTTACCACTTTGACTTTTTAACCGCAATTTTAGGGCCTTGACCTCTTTTCTTCACGTTATTCGGGTCATATTGCTCATCTTCTTCGTCATCGTTGATGGATTTGGATAGCTCCCAGAACTCCTTGGATCCCAATCTGAAGTCATTATGTGCGTCTGCTTTGTACCAGAAAACTTGGTCCTGTAATTTGTTGGATTTGGAGTTGTTATTTATCACCAGGCATTCATAATTTTCAGTACATTGGTCCATCACTTGGCAAAATGACTCCAATGTAGGGAACATACCGGCATAATTCTCGTAAATTCGCTTTCTATTGGCAATATACGGCTCTCTTAAAATAAAAACGTAATCAATGTTAGTTCTTAGCGTTGGTGGAATACCCAACGGATATTGCATTGTGATGATTAACATCACCTTCCAATGTCTCCCGTTCATAAATAGGAGCCGCATCATCTTATCTCTGGCCCACGTGTTGTCATATAAGCAATCATCTAAAATCACAAAGGTTCGGGGGTCAATTGTACTGCGTTTAAATTGCTCCATTTCCTTCCTAATCTGCTTCAAAACTTGACGCTGACGTTTCAAAATATTTTCAACAATAGCAGTATTATACTCATTATGGATGAATAATTTAGGTACTAATGCGCCGTAAAAACCGTTACCTTCTTCTGTACCGGATATAACAGTACCAATTGGAATACTTTGCTGATAATAGAGAAGATCTCTGACCAAAAATGATTTACCGGTATCACGACGACCAATTAAAACTACAACGGGACCTTTGGACTCATTAGGTTTGAAACTAATACTTTTCATATCAAAACGCTTTAGTTCTAAATTCATTATAATTAAGAAAGAATATTATTTTTTTTATTAAACTTAAATATAATGACCAAACAAATACATATTATTGGACCATTTAATACTGGTACAAATTTGTTAAATAATATTATTTCTCGTTGTGATATTGTTGATTTAAATGGCAGTGACTCTATTGTTATTTATAATAATGATAACGAACCTATTCATAAACATACATTGATAATAGAAGACATAAATAATTATTTATTGGATAAAAACAACATAGTTATTATTATGTATAAAAACGTGTATAATTGGTTATATAGCATTAAAAAGGCTCCATATGATATTATATTTAAAAATATGTATTCAGAGGTTGAGTTGTACTCAACAAAATTTAGTAATATGATTGAATTATACAATTTTTATTATATGAATTACATATCCATATTAAACAATTTTAATAATGTTATTTTTATGGACTATGAAAAGATAATTGATACCAAAACATCATTTGATTATATTAATTCTAAATTTCAAAAAGTAAATTTACAGATTACATCACCCAATAAAATTATGATTGAATTATATCAACCTTCTAAAAATCACGGGGATCCTATAAAATGTGCTACAGATGCTAAAAATAATTATAAAAACAATAATAAAATGGTTAAACAATTTGTTGAAAAAATACCTATTTTAAATAAAAGTGTAAAGTCTAATATAATTAATTATTTTGAAAATACATAACTAACATATTCAAACTGTTCTTTAGGAAAAAATGAGTTAAATATTACTAATATTTATATTTTAATTAGCTAATGACAACAATGTTTAGTGTTAATTATCAAAAGAGGAAGAACATAAACCTCTTTACAAAGTTTCAAACTAACAAAAGAATTAACCTCTCAAATGTACAGAACTATATTCCTATTTATGACCGTTTCTTCTCATTGAATAACACTAATTATAACTCAATAAATTTGAATCATCTATGGTCTATTTCAGACATTAAAGAGAAAGATGGAGAGAAATCCGAAAATATATTCAATTGTAAATTGAAGAATATTTCTGATATTGAAGATTTTACAATGACACAAAAAGTCTTCTTTAAAATGGCGCCTTTGTTAGATCCATTCAAATACATTGTTGGTAAATATAATCACACAGATGAACAATTGTTTAACTTACCTTCCTTTGATAAGAGTATAAAAATCCATCCTAAAATTGAAGATACTAACAACTCTTCTTATATTGATGGATTTTTCTGTTTTTTAACAAGTCAGATGTTAAACAATCACAGTTTTATTCACGGGGTTGACTATTACGGTTCCTTTTTGGCTATTAAAAACAACTACAAATTGAATATTATTGATGATTTGGATTATTTGATTACTTCGGAATTCTTCAATAAGAAGCAAAATGTCTTATTTAATGTAGAGGATTATAGTCATTTAATAACAGATGATGATGATGGTGTAAAAGCATTAAAACCCTTGAATATTTTAAATGGATCACAAAAATCAGTGTTATCTGCTAAATCAATTGATGATACCATTTTTGAGAATATTTTTGAAGCAAGTCATTCTTCTTCAAGTCATATTACTCTTGCTGATGTAAAACATATGAATGTTGAATTGGTTGATATTATGAACTCAAGTGAATTTAATATTATGGATCAAAAAAAATCTGAAACGCTTAAATCCGGTTCCACTTGCTCTTCAAGAACGTCGCATACAAATGAGAATGAGAATGAGAATGAGAACGAGAATCCAAATGAATCAACTAGCGTATGTGACGATGACGAAATCATTCGTTCTAAATCTGGCTCTGGCTCTGGCTCTGGCTCTAAATGTAATTCCGAATCAGATCTATCAAGTGATTATTCCGATATTGACGAAGAAAGTTTGATTTTAACTATTCCACAGTTTCCTGTCCAAGTTATTTGTATGGAGAATTGTGAGAGCACATTTGATGAACTAATTATGAATAATGAATTAAGTAATGATGAGTGGTTCTCAGCATTAATACAGATCATTATGATTCTAATTACATATCAAAAATCTTTTTCATTTACTCACAATGATTTACATACAAATAATGTAATGTATGTTCCAACTAACAAAAAATTCATTTACTATTGTTACAAAAAAAAGTATTATAAGGTCCCCACCTTTGGAAAAATATTCAAGATCATTGATTTTGGCCGCGCCATTTATAAAATTGGCGGCAAAGTATTTTGTAGTGACAGTTTCCAATTAGGCGGCGATGCGGCAACACAATATAATACCGAACCCTACTTAAATGATAAGAAGCCGCGTCTAGAACCTAATTTCAGTTTTGATTTATGTCGTCTTGCCTGCTCCATATTTGATTATATAATAGATGACATTGACGAAATAAAGAATTTGAGCGAGTGTGAACCAATTGTAAGACTTATTGTTGAGTGGTGTATTGATGATAATGGTGTCAATGTGCTCTATAAAAATAATGGTGTAGAGCGTTATCCAGATTTTAAACTATATAAAATGATCGCCAGATGTGTTCATAATCATACGCCTGTAGCTCAACTTGAGCGGCCTGAATTTAGCAAGTTTGTCTGCCAAAAAAATAATCTGCCTAAGGGTGAATTAATTATAAATATTGACGAGTTACCGTCTTATATTTTGTAAGTTTGTGTTATTATTGTAAATTATCGTATAAATTATTTTATTTGTAAAATGATATAATTTGAATAATTTGTTTGTTAATATAATTATTATATTAACAAACAAATTATTCAAATTTATATCATTTTACAAATAAAATAATTTATACGATAATTTACAATAATAACACAATCTTACGAAATGTAAGACGGCAAATCGTCAATGTTTATGATTAATTCACCCTTT